AACTCCTGCAGAAACTCCTGCAGAAACTCCTGCAGAAACTCCTGCAGAAACTCCTGCAGAAACTCCTGCAGAAACTCCTGCAGAAACTCCTGCAGAAACTCCTGCAGAAGCTGAAACTACTCCAGAAGAAACAGGAGCAGAACAGCCTTCAGAGGAACCAGCAACAGGTGAAGACCAAGCAGGTGACGAAGGGGCTGGTGAAGGAACAGGTACTGGCGAAGGAGAAGGTACTGGAGACGGTGACGGTGATGGAGATGGAGATGGTACTGGTTTAGGCGGAGGTATGCTTGCGGCATCTCCTCTTGAACTCGATGGCGTATCTCAGTTTGGAATTGCGTATCAAACACCTCAGATTCGTCAGATTGTTGTTCCTAAAAAAGATTACGTAGCAGAACTAGATGCTCTTATTGAAAGAAGCTTGTTTGGAAGAATGATATGACCTATTTAAACATAGTAAACAACGTCCTACGAAGGATGCGAGAAGAAGAAGTTACTTCCGTACAAAGCAGTACTTACTCTAAAATGGTAGGTGACTTTGTTAACGACGCAAAGCGAACAGTAGAAGACGCATGGGACTGGTCAGCACTTCGGACTACTCTAACGATTACTACTACTGCTGACGTTTTTAACTACGTACTGACAGGAAGCCAGAATAGAATCAAAGCACTTAACGTAATCAATGACACAGCTAACTTGTTTATGGAATACAAGACGGCTACGTTTTTTGATGAGGCTTATTTAATCTCAGACCCACGTACAGGGGCACCTACGTGCTACACGTACAACGGTGTTGACAGCAGTGGTGACACGCAAATTGACATTTACCCAACACCAGACAAAGCGTACACCATTCGTTTTAACTGTGTCAAACGTGCTGCTGATCTGTCTGCTAATGACGACACAATGGATATTCCTGCAATGCCCGTAATTCACTTGGCTATTGCTTTGTTGGCTCGTGAACGTGGAGAAACTGGAGGAACTTCTGCTCCTGAATATTTTGCTATTGCTGATAGATATCTGTCTGACGCTATTGCACTAGACGCTCAAAAGCACCCAGAAGAAGTAATCTTCTACACGCCGTGAGGTAGCTATGGCTCAACAACTACAAAGCATTAATCTTGTTGCACCAGCCTTCAAAGGAATCAACACAGAAGATTCCCCGCTGGCACAAGACCCTTCGTTTGCTGACGTTGCTGACAATGCAGTCATTGACAAGCGTGGTCGTATTGCGTCTCGTAAAGGCCACTCAGTATTAACAACAAACAAAACTGAACTAGGCAGCGCTAAGATCAGAGCAATTAAAGAGTTTGAAGACAACGCTGGTAACACTAAAATATTTTCTGTAGGCAACAATAAGATACTAAGCGGCACAACTACATTAGCTGACGAAACACCCGGAAGTTACACCATTACCCAAGACAACTGGAAGATGGTTAACTTCAACGACAAGATTTACTTCTTTCAACGTAGTAATGAACCTCTTGTGTACGACAACACAGGTGGTGCTGTAGTTAAACTAAGTACTGTTACAGGTGCTGCTGGTGTTGCGTCTACAATGTACGGAAATGAAGTTATAGCAGCGTATGGACGCCTGTGGACAGCAGACATAAATAACGACAAGTCTACAGTGTACTGGTCTGACCTATTGATTGGACACGATTGGTCCGGCGGTACTAGCGGGTCTATTGACATATCCAAAGTTTGGCCTGATGGGTACGATGAAATTGTAGCTTTAGCGGCACACAACGGCCTGCTGATTATATTTGGCAAGCACAGCATTGTTGTGTACCAAGGAGCCGAAGCCCCTGCTACGATGTCTCTTGTAGATACTGTAGCGGGTGTGGGTTGTGTAGACAGAGATACAGTACAACATACGGGTTCTGATGTGTTATTCTTGTCACATACTGGTCTTAAAAGCTTTGGTAGAACTATTCAAGAAAAGTCAATGCCTATGACTAACTTGTCCAGTACAATATCTAAAGACATTATTGATTTGCTTCAGAATGAAACAAGTTTTTTTAAAACTGTTTACAGTCCAGAAGAAGGTTTTTACTTATTGACTTTTTCTGCACAGGACACAACTTTCTGCTTCGACGTTCGAGGAACACTAGAAAACGGAGCATACCGTGTAACACGTTGGCCCGGCACTGGCTTTACAGCTTACGGTAGAAAAGACAACGGAACACTTTTGATAGGGACCGGAGAAGGAATCAGTGAGTACTCAGGATACAGAGACAACGGTGAGAAGTACCGTTTTAAATACTACAGCCCCGGTTTGACTTTTGGTGATCCTTCACGACTCAAGATACTGAAGAAGCTACGGCCCACCATTGTTGGTGCAAACAGCGCCATCATGTTTCTTAAGTGGGCGTATGACTTTGGTACGTTTTTTCAAACGTCAGAGTTTACAGTAGGTAATCAAGTTACTGGCTACTTTAACGAAAGTGAGTTCAATAGCACAGCAGAGTTTACAGGTGGTGATCTTACGTCACGCCGTGGTATAAACACTACCGGAGGCGGTGGAGTTATAACAATTGGGTTGGAAGCAGACATAGACGGTTCAGGTTTGTCTCTCCAAGAGATCAACGTATTAGCACTAATGGGTAAAGTACTATGAGTAACTATACAAAGACTACTGACTTTGCCGCTAAGGACAGTCTACCTTCCGGTGACAGCGGTAAAATCATTAAGGGCGCTGAGTTTGAAACAGAGTTTGACGCTATATCAACAGCTATCGCTACAAAGGCAGACATTGCTTCGCCTACGTTTACAGGAACAGTAACAATTCCTGCATTGACTTTTACAGGTACGCTGTCAACAGGAACAATTGATGGGGGTACTTACTAATGGTTGATTGGAATAGACTTTTTGGTCTAGGTGGTATCGCTGCTGCTGGCGGTCTTCTTACTGGAGAGGCTTATCAACGTCTTGGTCAGATAGGTGAACAAGCACGTAGAGAAGCGGGAACACTTGCTCAACAACAACTTGAACAGACACAGTTTAGACCTTTTACTGTTACTACAGGAACTGGCGGTCAGTTTCAGACAACCCCTGAAGGCGGTCTTGGCGTATCTTTGTCGCCACAAGAAATGGCTCTGTCACAAGCGTTATTTGGGCAAGCTGGTCAAATGTTTGGACAGCCTGTATTAGGACAGCCTCAGTTGTCACAAGCAGGACTTGGCGCTCTTGGTATAGGTCAACAACTAATGGGCCAGCCTACGTTTGGCATGTTACCTACCCAAGCAGCGTCCCAGCAAGCCTTTGGTCTAGGTGGTCAGTTTATGGGTGCTGCAGGACAACAACCCGCAGATTTAAATCTTCTTCGTGGACAGTTTGCAGGACAGGTAGGCGGACTCTTGGGTCAGCAGCCTAGTGCTGGCATAGGTCAGCTAGGACAACAGGCGTTGGGCTTAGGCATGGCTGGTCTTGATACCGCTGCTCCTGCGGACGTAGAAGCCTTACGTCAACAGTACGGTGGCCTTGCAGGTCAAGCAGCACAACAAGTTTTACAACCTACGGGTGAAAGAGAAGCAGAAGTCTTTGAACGCATACGTGCTACACAACGTCCTGAAGAAGAACGTCAGCGTCTTGCGCTAGAACAACGGCTAGCAGCACAAGGACGCCTTGGTACACGTACAGCACAATTTGGAGGCACTCCAGAAGCTCTTGCATTAGCTAAGGCACAAGAAGAAGCACAAGATAGGGCGTCACTAGCAGCTATGCAACAGGCAGGAGCAGAACGTCAGAGGGCTTTAGGTGAAGCACAAGCTCTTGGTGGTATGTTCTCACAACAAGCTGGTTTGTCAAGTCAGCTACAATCTCAAGCACAACAACGTGCAACACAGTTGTCACAGCTTGGTTTGTCGGCAGAACAAATACAGTCACAACTACAGTCAGAAGGTCTTGGAAGGGCTGCTACTGCTGCTGGTCAAGTAGGCCAGTTAGCTCGACTTGCGGGAGGTCTTCAGGCTCAACAGGCTGGTCTTGGCGCACAGTTTGCTGGTTTAGGAGCAAATCTAGCACAACAACAGCAGGCTTTGGACGCTGCACGACAGCAACAGGCACTACAGGCGTTGACTGCAGGTCAAGGTTTACTTGGTGGTGGACTTGGTTTGCAACAACTACAACAACAGCTAGGCACAGGTGCGCTTGGCGCTGCTTACTTGCCACAAGCTCAGGCACTCAACGTACTACAAGCAGGACTACCTATTTCAGAATTAGCTCAACGTGGTCAGTTACAAGGCGCTGGTTTGTTTGGTCAAGCACAAATGGGTGGACTACAAGCGTTGCTTGGCTCAGGTCTTGGACAGGCAGAGTTGTTTGGTCAGCTTGGAACTGGATTGTTGTCTGGTTTAGTTGCTCCAACACCTGCAGGCGGTAGTTCAATTATCGACACTATTAGTGAGATATTCGGTTAAGGATAAAATAATGGCTACTTTTTCACAAGGATTTTTACAATCTCTAACAAGGCCCAGCTTTGGTCAGGGTCTATTTCAAGTGGGTCAGGCTATTGGTCAAATGCCTACAACTACTCGTGCTGTACAACAGGAAAAAGAAAGGAAAGAAACACTGGCTGGTTTTGATCCTAATACTGTTGAGGGACTAACCGGACTAGCTCAGTACTATCAGTCACAAGGTGATTTACAAAATGCAGCCAAACTTGCCACTGCTGCTAGAGACTT